CCTTAGTGGATTTGATGTCCAAAAGTCTCAGATCCTGTACGACGACGAGCCCGCGTTCCGCTTCAAGGGTATGGCTCGGGACCCAGAGGCAATTAAATCAGCGCACGGGTTCCAACGGATCTGGGTGGAGGAAGCTCAGACAATCTCTTTCGATTCACTCAAGGCCCTAACGCCTACACTCCGCGAGGAGGGCTCGGAGCTCTGGTTCTCGGCTAACCCTCGGTCATCGCTGGACGCATTCAGCCAGCGCTTCATCAAGCCGTTTGAGAAGGAGCTACTGCGCGACGGGTTCTATGAGGACGAAGACCATCTGATCATCATGATCAACATTGAGGACAACGCTCTAGCGCCTGAGGTTCTTAAGCGTGAGATGGAGGGCGACAGAGACAGGATGAGCCCTGCCCTCTTTGACCATGTATGGCGAGGCCATTTCCTAGATGACGTTGAAGACAGCATCATCCCAGCAGAGTGGTTCGATGCAGCGATTGATGCTCACGTTAAGTTAGGCTTTGAGGGCACCGGCGCAATTATCGCCTCACACGACCCCTCAGATGAGGGCGGTGATTCCAAAGGGTTCGCCCTCCGGAAAGGCTCAGTGGTCCTAGACATCTGCGAGAAGGTCACAGGCGACGTTGCAGAGGGTATGGACTGGGCGCTGCGAAAGGCCCGCGAGTGTCAGGCCGATTGGTTTGTCTGGGACTGTGACGGCATGGGCATAGCACTCAAGCGTCAGGTAGATGCCGAGCTCGAGTCTACTGCAATGCAGAAGCACCAGTTCAGGGGCTCAGAGTCACCTGATGACGCAATGATCCCCTACAGCGGCTCAGACTCTAAGACCAACCGCGACACGTTCCTGAATAAGCGCGCGCAGTACTGGTGGAAGCTCAGGGACCGCTTCGAGGCTACCTATCGCGCAGTCACAAAGGGTGAGTATATAGACCCCGAGAATCTCATCTCTCTGTCGTCTGAAATCCCCGTATTACAGCAGCTCAGGTCTGAGGTGTGTCGTATACCACAAAAAAGGTCAAACAATGGTAAAATCGCCATAATGACCAAGATAGACATGGCGAAGAAATATCAACTGCCCTCACCTAACATGGGCGACGCACTAATGATGGCGATGTTTTCGCCGAAGCAGATCGCCAAGCAAGCGGTCAAAATCAATTTTCAGGGCTGGGGCTAGACTATGGCTGAGTACGAGAACGGAACGGAAGAGAAGGAAGAGGATCAGGAGTCGGGCCAGTACACCGAGGACGATCTCTCGTACAAGGCTGATTACGATGAGCATCAAGACGTAATCAATCTACTGTCTTCGTGCCAAGAGGCGGACCACGACAACCGCGAGAACGCTCGTGAGTCCCACTTATTCATAGACAAAAGGGATGGTCAGTGGGAGCCCATGTTCTGGAATTCGAACGCTAATCGTCCGCGCTACCAGTTCGACTCAGTGAACCCAATCATTGATCAGATCTCTAGCGGCATCGAGGATGCTGACTACGATATCAGGGTGAGCCCAGCCGGCGGCAATGCGACGAAGGACGTTGCAGCGACCTATGACGGCATTATCCGCAACATTGAGAACCTATCTAGCGCTAAGCAGATCTACTCTCAGGCAGCTCGTGGCATGGTCACCGGTGGCTTTGATGCGTGGCGTGTATGCCATAAGTATGCAGACGACAACTCATTCGATCAGGACATCATGATCGAGAAGATTGCTAACCCGCTTGATCGGGTATGGTTTGATCCGGCAGCAGAGAAGCAAGACAAGTCAGACTCGCGCTATGCGTTCGTGCTGCATCCGGTAGCAGTAGATGAATACGAAAGCCGCTGGCCTGAAGGCTCCGGTGAGTCAGTCTCTGATGACCGTGACGGCGATGCTTACTTTGACAAGGCCGAGGTCATTGTTGTTGGTGAGTTCCTGTACGTAGAGTCTGAGGACCGCGAGCTCGTGCTCATGAGCAATGGCCAGACTCACGAGGTTAGTGACGACTTTGACAAGATCAAGGACGACCTTGAGGCTATCGGAGTGACCGAGGTTAAGCGCCGCAAGCGCAAGATGCACAAGGTCTGCTCTAGGTTCTTTGATGGCAAGGACTGGCTAGAAGATGACCGCGACACAGTATTCAACCGAATCCCTGTTGTGCCTGTATATGGCAACTTTAAGATCTTCGAGAATAAGACGATCTACTGGGGCGTGGTTGAGAAGCTGCTAGATCCGCAACGCGTCCTTAACTACGCGATGAGCCGTGAAATCGAAGAGGGAGCTCTGGCGCCACGGGCCAAGTACTGGATGACCCCCGCCCAAGGATTAGGGCACGAGGACCAGCTACGCACTCTAAACACAAACAATGATCCGGTGCAGTTCTTCAACGCTGACCCTGAGTTTCCATCGGTCCCACAGCAAAACGGTGGAGCCCAGATCAACGCAGGTCTGCGCACTGTTGCTCAGGCAATGCAGGGCATGATCAACGCAACGGCTGGTATGTTTGCAGCCAACATGGGCGACAATCCTAACGCTCAGTCAGGCGTTGCTATACGCCAGCTACAAGACAAGGGCGACAACGGTACTCTCAAGTACAGCCGATCAATGGAAATCGCCATACAGGCTACAGGCCAGCTCATCAAGGACGCCATCCCCAAGGTCTACGATACCGAGCGGACTATTCGTGTTCTCAAGGAAGACGAGTCCTATGACATGGCGGACATTAACCAGAAGGTGGTTGATAACGCTACCGGCGAGATCGTGGTGATAAACGACCTGAGCGTTGGTGTATACGACGTAGTATGCAAGGCCGGCCCAAGCTACAAGAACCGCCAGCAAGAGACAGTAGAGGCCATCACCAATCTAGCGCAGATAGACCCGTCGCTGATGCAGATCGCCGGCGACCTACTACTGCAAAGCGTGGCTACCCCAGCGGCAGGCCAGATCGCAGAACGCAAGCGGGCCCAGATGATTCAGCAGGGCTTGATCCCTATGAAGCAGCTAACCGAGGAAGAGATGGCCGAAATGCAGCAGCAGCAGATGCAGGCGCAAGGCCAACAGCAGCAGCCTGATGCGGCCATGGTTCTCGCTCAGGCGGAGGGCATGAAGGCTCAGGCAGAAATGCTCAAGGCCCAAGTGGACCAAGCCAAGCTACAAAATGACCAGATGAAGCTACAGATCGAAGCTCAGAAGCTACAGCTAGAGCAAGCCAAGATCGAAACGCAGGCTATGGACTCTCAGTCTAGCGCTCAGATCGACGGGTTCAACGCAGAGACCAAGCGCATTGATTCTCAGATCAAAGCTCAGCAGGCCGGTGCGACTATTGACCGAACGCAGATTCAGGCATTCGGTGACGAGCTCGACAATCAAGCCAAGATGAACGACATGATGGATGAGCAGCGCCGCAAGGCCCAACTCGGCATGATGAGCCCTGAAGACCTTATGAGGATTGCTAACGGTGGCTAAGACCAATCAGGAGCTCGCTCAGGAGCAGTTAGACTCCATGGGCATACAGTGGAAAGGCGCAGAGATGAAGCCCTTCTCGCCGTCTATTAACCCGTTCAACCCTAACTTCAGGGCCACGATAGGCAGCAAGCTACGTGAGCTGATTGACGATAGCGGCATAGGCGGCGGCTACAGGCAAGGGCTTATCAACGCTGGGGAAGGCATTGAGACAGCCATAGACTTCACGCCGATTATTGGTGACGCCGTAGGGGTTGGTGATACTGCGCAATCTATTCGCCAAGGCGACCTACTAGGAACGGCAATCAATGGCGGCTCGGTCATGCTTGGCGCTATCCCTATAGCCGGCGATGTCTTGGCTAAGGGGCTAAAGAACCTAACCAAAGAAGAAATCAATGAAGGCGCGATGAAATCTCTTCGTGAAGCATTGAACGTGCCGATTGAAGAGTTTCAGCCATTAGTAGGAGCGCCCAAGTATAGCGGGCCTCTTGATCCCGCTGGCGTAGATGCTCCGGCCTCTCGATTTGCAATGGTGACCGCAGAGAACCCGCCAAACATGGGCCTCACTGATTCGGAAAATATCCTTAGAAGCGAGCAATTAGGCGAAGAGCTAATAAGAGAATACGGCCCAGACAACGTATCTCTGGTGAAGGGTGATTACGGCGGTCTTGAGCGAACTTATATGGTCGAAGGCATGGACCCAATTGCTGCGGCCAACATCGGCAACCGCTATGGTCAGGACTCAGTATTTACGGACAGAGGCATACTATATACTTCTGGATCTGGCAGAGCTGGCGCAAGGGAGCAGATAAGCCCTTTGACGGGCGAGTACGGGCAGCAGATCTACAAACCTAACATAGACTCTGAGCTGGACAGTTTCTACACTGAGATACAGCCAAAGCGCGGCGATCCCATCCGCTTTGGTTTCCCTATCGACTTCAACACCAAGCTCGAATATCCCAGCGGCGAACTTGCACCTGCAAGCGCTAGAGGCGTTCACTTCAGCCGGCAAGAAGGATTGACTGAGACAAACCCAGAATACTACGGCACAGGCTCGGCTGGGGCAGAGGAGGCTTTTGTAGGCCGTGGGCGTAGAGCGTATGGGGAAGGACCGCTAAGAACGTATTTCTACACGCCCTCAGGTTCTGAGCTTGACGTAAGGCCAGAGCAAGTAGTGACTGGCGCTAATCGTTACAAGAGCACCCTGAATAACTTGTACGACATTAAGAGCGACCCTGAGCGGTTAGTTCCTTTCTCCAAGGGCCGTACTGATTTAGAGCGGATGGTGCAGTCACGAGGCTACTCAGGGATACTAACCGACTCGCTATCCAACCCAGAAATGGGCAGGTCCGGATCTGCTGCGGTATTTAGCAATCAACCGGTATCAAGTCTACGGGAGCCCTAGTCGGCTCCTGTTAGAATCCTGATCTTTCCTTCGAGCTCTTCTTCGAGCTCTTTGGATCGCTCAAATTCACCGTAGGCGTGACAACTCAATATCTCTCCCACCATCGCCATCAAATCATCTGAGATCTGATCGGGATCGTCTGTCTCAAATACTTCGAATAAATCACTCATAAATCACCGTTGGTCAAATTGACTAGATTTTGTTGATTTTAACCTCTTTATGCTATAATCACCAACAGGCCACCAGACCTTCATCTGGGCATTTACCTTTAAGGGGCACAACATGAGCGAGCTGCAACCAGAAGACAACTACGAGTACGAATCCGAGGACGACGTAACCACGGAGCCGGAGGTAGAAGAAACTGAAGATTCTGCTGAGGAGCAGGATACCGATTCAGCACCGGAGGCGGGGGAGACCCCAGAGAAAGAAATCAAGTTCGATGAAGAGCAGCAGCGTGTATTTAACGATGCAGTCGGCAAGAAGGTTTTCAAGCTTCGAGAGAAGGAGCGTGAAGCCGAGTCGCTGAAAAAGCAGTTAGATGAGTTACAGGCCAAGCTTGGAGAACGTCAGGCGCCAAAGATTCCAGATCTGCCGGATCCGTTTAGACTCTCAGATGAAGAGTATAGACAGAGCCTACATAGAAGGGATCAGGCGCTTAGAGCCGCTGCGGAATACGATATGCAGCAGCAAGCCGTCCAGCAGCAGCAGCAAGCGCTAAAGCAGCAGGAATGGCAAAAGCAGCAGGAGGAAATGACCACTAAGGTTAAGTCCTACTCTGACAGGGCAACTACATTCGGCATTACGCCGGAGCAGTTACAGGAAGCAGGCAACGCGGTAGCGCAGTTTGGGATCGACGAATCTCTCGTGAATATTATTCTTGATGAGACCGACGGGCCCTTGATTACCAAGTACCTTGCCAAAAACCCGTTAGAGCTTGACGCGTTGCGATACCTGCCGCCAGCGCAAGCAGCAGTAAGGATAGCGACAGAAATCAAGCAGAAAGCTGCATCGCTTAAACCCAAGGTAAATAACGCTCCGGATCCGCTGGAGCAGCCGCATGGCGCTGGAAGTGCCCCCAAACCTAGGGGCCCGCAAGGCGCTACATTTGAATAGGAAAGGTAATAGATCATGGCTAATAATTTAAACAGTAACGTCACACGGAAAGTCGCTCGCGTCTTTCTTGATGCTTTTGAAGCTTCACGAGTGCTAACAAAGACTGTCAACACTCAACTGTTGTCAGGCAAGTTCAACCCTTCATCGGGTTCAAACGTAGACTTCAAGCGTCCACACGACTACAACTCTATCCGTACTTCTGGTGGTGATATCAGCGGTTCTGATAAGTCAGACATCATTGCAGGCAAGGCAACTGGTACAGTACAGGACTACTTCACAGCGGCCACTGAGTGGGGCAGCGTGGAAGAAGCATTGGAGCTAGACCAACTCGACCAGATCCTTGAGCCTATGGCGCGTCGCATTGTGACTGACCTTGAGCTTGATCTTGGTTCATACATGAACAAGAACGCTTCACTCAAGTATGGTACTCACGGCACTGCTGTTGATGCTTGGGGCGACGTAGCAGGTGCTGGTGCATTGATGGATTCAATCGGCGTTCCTATGAGCGACGAGAAGTATTACATCATGAACCCATTCACTACTACTGCGCTGTCTTCAGCTCAGAACGGTCTGAATGCGGCTGATGGCCTTGTTCGT